CTATTGCTAACTGTTATATCTCCTTTATCTCCATCCGATACTCCTCCTCCACCTGATATTTCAGCTACATTTCCATTATCTTTTTTTGTAAATATTTTACCTTGATCAGTTCGTATGGCTAATTCCCCTACTTCTAGGTCACTAGCCTGTGGATCACTACCACTACCTCTTTTAAGTTTAATAACATTAGCCATTGGCTGTTACCTCCTAATAGCCTGATTCAATAAGTTCCACCATCTATATCAAAACCCGATACACTTCCATTTTCAAGGAATGAGACTAGATCAGATAATGCAACTTGAACCATTGTTCCATTATCATTAATTACCATGCGATCAGCAGTAGCAAGTGTTGTTGATGTTGCCGATGTATCTCCGTCACAAACTGTGTTCAATTCTGTGGTCGTTACCACCGCTCCATCAAGAATTTGTACTTCAGCAGCAGTTAAATCAGCTAAAGAGTTAGCTGTTGTCTGACCCATCGTGGCAAGCTCTGTCAGTTTGTCTGAGTGTGGCTCGACATTCGTTCCTATTACTAATCCTAAATTTGACCTTGCATTAGAAGCTGTAACTGCTCCTGTTCCTCCATCTGCAATGGCTAAAGTACCAGTTATCGCACTAGCAGCTAAATCTACAGCTATTTCTGTTGATTGAATAACAAGCCCACCATTTGCTTTTAAATCGACAGAAAGAGTATTTCCAGATTTATCTAAGCCATCGCCAGGTGTTATCTGTCCAGCACCAGAGAATTGTGCAAATGTAAGATTATTAGTACCTGTAACTGCTGATCCTTTGTTACTTGTACAAACAAAGCCGTTATCAGCATTAACAGTTCCTTGCTCTACAAAGGTAAACATTCCAGCAGCATCACTACCAGCAGCTAAATCAACTGCCCTTGCTGGAGAAGACCCTACAACGTAAATACCATTCTGCGAAGCAGTACTTTGGTCTTTAACTAATACTCTATCTCCATCTGAAAGAGTAACACCGTCAAGTGTATCTCCATTGTTAAGGGCAGTAGATATTGTTATGTTTCCTGTAGTAGCTGCTACACAAGAATCTTTTACGTCTAAACCTTGAGAAGTAGCCTCGACAAAACCTTTTGTTGCTGCATCTTGTGTATTAACAGGATCAGATAAATTAGTTATTGTTTGGCTATTTAATGAAACTGAACCAGTTGGTGCAGCCATTTGATCTAATCTATTTGTTCTTACCCCTGCATCAAAATCACTTATAAGCGTATGAGGGTGGCTTGGAAGATCAGCGATTACAAGTGACCTAAACGTAGGTGCAGCAGCAGATCCAGAAGTAGGGCCGCTTAATATTGTATTTGCTGTTCTTGTTGTATCCTTATCAAAAAATGCTCCTTTACCGCCAATTTTTTCAATAGTTGTAGCCGATCCTCCAGCACCTCCGGTGCCTTTACCAATAAAAATAATATCTGAGCCTTCTGAGTGTGCTAACTCAGCATTTGCCAGACTTGTTGGTGCTGAAGATCCTGTAGATCTTTTAATTCTTACTGTGTTAGCCATGCGTCAAAAATTACCTCCATCGACAAGTGTGAGTTTAGTTGTTGTAGCATCTGCTTTAAATTTAGCAGAAGTAGAGTCATAGTAAATAATAGATCCGTCAACTTTAGATAATTCATCTAAGTCCAAACCTTTTGGGCCTTGTGGCCCTGTGGTAGTTACAGTAACAACAGTTGTGTCGCCCTCGTTTACTGTAACAGTATTCTTTGTTGTGCTGACATTAACTGAAGTCATGATGTGTAACCTTCACTCATATTTATGTTTCCTTCTAAATAATACTCCTTAAGGCCGCTAGGGTTGGTTAACAAAACATCATATTTCAACATTGATGGGGCAAAAGTAGCAGTTTGTGTATCACTAAGTGCTAAATCTATTTTGCCATTAGACCTATCTGTATAAGTAACAGTAAAGTCAGCATACTTTGTTGTACGAGTTTCTTCCCATACTTGTGCGTCAACTGAATATCCTGTCAAATCAATTAAAGCGTCATTAGAATCTCTAAATATTAACTGAATATTATGATCTGATCTTCGTTGAACAGTCATATGGTAAACGCCAGGTGTTACAGCCATTCTAATTATATGGAGTTGTACCTAGAATACTGCTATCCCATTGTTTTCTCAAGTCTTCAGTAGAGGTTGCGTTTTTAATTGCGTCTACATTTGGTGCATCTCTTAATGCTTTTTTCTTTGCAACTATTGTAGTTGTGTCAGAAGAAGTTTCTAAAGCTCTTTGAAATTCAACATCTAATGATTGCAATTTCGGTTCTCTTGCTGATCTAATTTTTTCTTTATGTAGCTCTTTGGCTATGTTCATATCTATAGAAAGTTTACTATTCATAATGATGCCCAATAAGCCTCCGCACCAATTCCTGTACCATCAGGAGAAGAAAAATCTGCTTTCCAAGCACTTCTAAAATCTCCGTCTGGTAATTCTGTAGCATCTACAATTATATAAGGTTTCCCAGCTGGCACATCTTTTTTACATACATCTTCAAAAGCAAGTTCTCCTGACGGAATTAACATATCAACTCCACCTGAGTCATTTGGATAAAGAATACGTCTGGTTTCTGCCATAGTTTTATTTATATTCTAAGCGAATACCGCAATATTAACACTATTTTTATCTAGCACATGAGTTGAGTTGCTTGGACTTGTTATATGTACTTTGACTCCTGATGTTGTAGCTCCACTTGTGCTTGATAAATAAATCACACAATGGTTATTAAAAGTAAATCTATCAATATCAATCATTGCACAGGTCGTAGCATTTGAAGGCACAGATGATGTAAAGTTCGCTGTAAAAATACCTTCAGAGTGATCTGTTACCGAACTTACATTAAATTGTCCTTTTATTGAAGCATAGTTGTCTGAAGCACTTCCACCTCTGTAGCTATCAAATTCAACACAAGCTCTGACTAATCTACCAGCAGCAGTTTCAGTACCGCTAGAGTTTTGAAATACAGGAGAACTACTGTTATTGCTTCTAAATCTAGTTGCTTGACTAGTTGTTGCAGATACAGTTGTAGGCGAGAAAGTAGACGGAAAACGTGCGGTAGGTATAGTTCCAGAAGTTAAGTTACTTGCGTTTAAGTTGCTTAAAGATGTAGTTGGTGCGGTGGCAAAGGATAGAGTTCCGCTTCCATTTGTTTTTAAAAATTGACCATTACTTCCATCTGTGGTTGGCAAAGTAAGAGTAAAGCTTGTTCCAATTGTTGCATTTGCTTTTAGTCCTATATAGTGTGAGCTATCACTATCACCAAATCTAATTTCATTTCGTGATCTTAATGTAATTCCATTAGCGTCAAATACCATCTGTTCAGTACCACTTGAGGCAAAACCCATAATATTTGCAGATTTTCTAAAGATACCTAAATTATCATTTGTATGAAAACTAATAGCAGGGTTAGCTGCACTATTAGAATCATCCGCAAGAAATTGTCCTTCCATTGGGGCAGAAGATCCCCCACTTCTTGGTAATAGACCTAAATTAGCTGTATTTATATTTCCTATATCTGTAAAACTAGTATTAGCACTATTTCTTATTTTTAAAATATTCGATGTTGTGTTTAAGAATGGCATCCCAGCTACACATTGACTTGTAGATAGGTCTGTTGATTTTGAATTACTTGATTGTATTGCAGAAAAAACTGAATTTAAATCAATTCGGACGTTTGCTCCAGAATTATTTTCAATTGTGTAATTTGCAACGTCAGCCATAATTAAAAGCTATTTTTACTAAGTTTACCCTCCTTTACCAAAACCAACAGCAGTAAAAGTAAAATTCTTACTAATACTAGCATTACTTGAGTTTTTAAAATGCACTGTAAATCCTGTACCGCTTACATTTGTTACCTCAAAATAATCTCCTGACCCTAAGTCTTGTGGGTTTATTGCTACTGCTGGCAAAAAATTATTTTGATTACCTAATGCTGAAGTACCTACAAAAAATGCATTTGCAAAAGTAACATTTTTAGCTCCTGATCCAGATGAAATTACAGCACTTTGTTCTGTTCTTGATTTTAAAATTGCTTCATAACCTAACTCTATTAAATTTATATTTTGTGCAGTATCAGAAGTTTCAAGAACTGCTCTAAATTGAAATCCTCTTCCCTTAAAAGTTCCATTTGCTACGTCATTAAAATCTGAGTAAGTACTCATATTTGTAGACGTTCTAACCTGTAATTTAGCATTTGCATCATTTGCAACTGCACCATCAAAATCTGTCCATGTATCAATTAATTCTGTTCTGTTATCAAATAAGTCACCTGTATAAAATCCAACACCTTGTAAATTTCTAATTATGTTAAGAGAAAAAACACCGCCTAAATCTAAAGTAGTAGGAAAAGTATAAGTACCAGTTTGACTATTAACTGGATTAGTTAAAATCAAGCCACCTTTACTTGCACTATATTGAGTATTTGAAAAAAGACTTGAGGTGGTGTTGTTAAACGGTGGGGTATCATTATGTTCTTCATCTTCTTTTACAAGTATTTCATCTACTATTTGAACTGTAGATAAACTAACCTTTGCTTCTGTTTGACTAAATCTACCACCATCATCTTGAAATTTAACTAAGTAAGTACCAGCAAGCGCTGGACAAATTGCCTCTGTAGCATTACCAGCAACGGCCTCAATAATATCTTGTGCAGCTTGAAATGAAGCAGAGCCGAAAGGTAGTTTAGAATGCCGCACATATACCCGGCCTCCATGCAAAACGTCTACAGCGGTTGATTGGCTAAATCTTAATCTAATAAATTGCTCATTTACAGGCTCAATAGTTAAATTTTGTACATCATCAGGTAAAGCTGTTTTACCAATAGCATTAAAAGTAGTTGTTGTTGAATTAGTAGATAAAACTAAAGCAGCATTATAAGAAAATACTTGAAATGTATATTGTCCGATAGGTGTATCTAATAATTCAAAATCAGAGCTAAAAACTATTTGCGAAATATAATTACCATTTTCAAATTTATAATTTACTAAATATTGTGTAACTCCTTGTACTGGCTGCCAATCTACTATTAATTTACTTCTTGCAATATTGTTAATAACAATTGTTTTTTCTGAAATAGTTAAATTACTTGGAGGTGCTGCTGGTTGATTTAAAATTGATATTGTTCTTTCTTGTAAAGGCTCATTATTTTCTATAAAATTATATTTACCCTCAACATAAGTTAAAGCAGTTATTTGGTAATTTACTGCATCTTTTTCTTCAACTTGGATAACTCTAAATAATTGTGTTTGTAATGTAGAACTTGATATTAAAAAAGGAGAATTAATATTTGGTGCTGCTGACAAGGCTGAATTTAGACTTAGAACTCCAGAGTTATTTGCTGTGATAGTTTTTGTTTCGATGGTTCCATTAGGCAAAATTACTGAAATAGTTGGAGAGTTAGATAAACCCGGCCCTGAGTTAATATTTCCATTAGAATCTGTAGTCGTTAATGAGGTAGAACTTTCTGCATCAATAGTAATAGTTGTGGTTGTTGCAGCTACGACTCGACCACCTCTCCTTGCACCAGCGCGCACCGGATCATTGACTTCTATAACAGAACCTGGCCTAACAATTACGCCAGCATCTATTGATGTACTAAAAGTGCATACCTCAGATTCTCTCTCTTCTGAGAACATCATTGCTCTTCCTAACCTAGCCGCTTGATTTCTTGAAGTGCAAGCAAATGCTTGTACTTTTTTAATAGATGTTCCTAGCTTTGCTCTTCTTGCAATATCATCAGCACTTTGCGAATCTCCAACAACCTCAAAATCAACTTCTTTTGAGTCCATATTGAAATAGCTGACAGAGAAAATTGAATGTCTTTGCTTAAGACTGCTTCCTGAGTAACTAAAACCTTCTTCTGATACGTTTGACAAATTAAATAAATAACTAGCATTTGTTTCTTTATCTTGAGATATAGTTACGCTACCAGCAGACCATATAGGCATACACCTCATAGCTCCACTTAGTTCATTAATGACATCAAAAGCTTCTTTTGGGCTTTGTATGTTTACATTACAGCTAAAGCGAGCCTCTTCTGCTCCTGATCCTGTGCCATCGTCTACTAATGTATTTGCATACTTACTTGCTGCTACAAAGCTGAATAAATCTAAATTAGAATCTGAAATATGATCACCAAATCCATACCTTGTATTAGTTAAAAGATCCAGAAGACACATGGCCGGACAATTTGTGTATACAGCAGCACCCATTGTTCCATTAAATATATAGTTTTGTGGATATTGAATTCTTCCAGTTTGTATATCAACAGTTGGTGTACCAGAATTATTAGCTCCAGCGCCAGGTATCCTTACTTTTATTCCTCTTATTCTAAATTTTCTAGATGGTATTCTGTTAAATTGTTTGCTATCTAAACGTAGTGCTGTATATGCGCTATTTAAATATCTACTATTATTATCAATAACATTTTGATAGCTTGTAAATTGAAACGAGTTAACTCTTGATGAGCTTGTACTATCAGCTGTGTTTCTAATTACTCTAACGTCAAAAGTTGTATAACCAGCAGTTAATTCAATTCTATGATCTCTAGCGTATGCATCTGCTGTTCTGCCACTTACTGAAGTATTTATTTTATCAACATAAGATCCATTATCTATTCTTAATTGAATTTTATATGAAACCTCATCTCCAACAACATCACCATTATCTTTAGCAAATTGTATTTGCGGCCAAGTTAGAGTAACAATAACTGCATCAAATCCAGTTATACTTTCTTGTCTGTTTACAGAACCAATTATTCCTTGGGTTGCAGACCCATCACTATTTGTAACCGTTGTTTGCACAGATGTAGGAGATCTAGTCTCAGCAACTATGCCGGTCATAGCTGTTTGATTAGAAGTACCAAATTTAGATTTAAAAGTTACATCTTGAAAATTAAAATCAGTATCACTAGGATTATTACTATTTGCATTACTTTGCAAAATTGGAGTATCGTCTAAAAATATATCTTTGAGACTTGCATTCTGATATGCAGCAGTACCCTTAGTTCTTAATTCTTTAGATGCTGTTGCAAATCCTTCTATTTCTCCTTCAGATATTAGATCTTGGACTGTTGCAAAACTTCTACTATGTAATGTATCAGGCGCACGATATGGAGGAGGGGGCGGCTTTGGGCCACCTCCAGCACCTCTAATAATGTTTGTTTCGTCTGTCATGCTTCCACCTGATTAGTGTCAACTGCTGCTGAGATTACAACAGATCCAGTAATAATCTCTCCATACACAATAGGAACTGGAGTTCCAGCCCTACTAGTATTTTGTACCCCACTAAAACTAAATGACAATTTTGGATCTTCCTCAGATTCAAATTTTTGTGGTTCTGGTACTGGAAATAATAGCTGTGCTACACCACCTAAAGCTAAAGCAAAACCAATATTTTTCGTAAAAGCAAAAAGACCAAGATTCTTTTTAAAAGCAGCACCAAACACTCCAGCACCACCAGCAAAAGAAAAACCAATCAAAACAGCACCTAAAAGTATTTGACCTAATCCTCGACCAGCACCACTTATAACAGGAATGAAATGTATATCTTCCTGACCTACTGGATATACTAATTCTTCTTTATTTATAGAATAATTACCAACTTTTACTTGATAATATTTTGGATTCATATATTGTTCTAACTGTGGAAAATTATGTATTAAAAAACTTACAGCTTGTGAAACACTAGCAACTTTTACCTCAAATTCTTTATGACCAATAAACTCAGCTAATTGACCATATAGTTTTACTTTACGAAGCATACCGATACCTACCTCCTGTACATTTTAGTAACCATTCAGAATAAGGCTCTTTACAAGATAGTCTATCGGTTAAATGATGCAAAACATCTCCATCTACAAAAATCGCCACATGATTTAAGCCATTTCCAAGAATTGACATAAACAACAAATCACCAGTTTCAAGCTTCTCATCATATCGTAGTTTTCTAAAACCAGTTCTCCAAGCACATCTTTCAAACATTGGATCTTGTAAAAACTCTTCTGGAGTTGTTGGCCTATCCCAATCTCTTAGAGTAATATTTTTATTTTCTTTATACCAATCTCTAACTAAGGCCCAACAGTCAGTCACGCCCCATACCCATTGCCTACCAATAATTGGTGCTTTATATCCACATGGTTCAAGATATGACCATTCTTCTGTTTGTGGATTTACTATATACCAAGGTAAATTACTTTTCTCACAGCCAATTTTATCTGCTTGGCTAGGAGTTGGAGGATTAATTGGATGACTGTGAAAAACAGCACATATTTCTCCAAGGTTATCTGCCCTCACATAATCTTCTGGATCGAGAATAAAACATTGATGTTCTGTCATTGAAAGATTTCTACACGGAAAATATCTTTCTTTACCTTTAACATTAACAAGCAAACCTACTGCTTCTTTAGGGTCTTCTTCTTTCGCATGAGCAAGTGCTTTATCTTTCCAATTCATGCTATAAAAGTGCCGATAGCTGGAAACTCAGCGCGTGTACATTGTCTTTTTGGACAACTAACACCAACTAAATCAAGAACAGAAGCAAGCTCAAATTCAACAATATCTCTTGTCTCGGTAGCTTTTCTATCTATTGAATATATTTCTCGCGGAAATTCTGCTGTAGGATCTGGCGTACCATATGGATTAGTATTGCCTGTAAAATTCACAGCATCAATAAATTTTGCTAATGTTCTTATCCTAGTGACAGTAGCTCCTGTAAGATCATTGCCAGCAGTAGTTTCATTAACAGTTAATAATATTGCAGATATTAAACCGGTCGCATTGCTGACAGTTAATTTCGGTCTTGGTATTTGACCTTTTTGATAAGCAAATCCAGTAGCGTCTATCGGAAATCTTAAGTAACTATTACCATCCCAAACGATTTCTCCATTTGCATTCATGTTAGATCCAGAATGAAATCTATAAATAGTGTTTACACCATGTAAGGTTGTTGACAATTGCAAAGTAAACAATTCAATAATTGAACTAGGATTTATTTTCTGTAAATCACTAAATATTGCTGCGTTTACTGTCATTAGGCTGGTTCAAATACTTGAGTAAATGTTGCTTGTATAGTTGCTCTATTTGGAAACTCTATATTTTTTGTCCAATCAGTACATTTAAATTCCATTGCGCTTGATTCGCTTGGAGGAGTGTAAGTAAAACTATCATTATCAACAGCACGAGCATCTAAAAAAGTTTCAATCGTGTCTGAATCTGCCTCAGAAATATTTTTCCAAACAAGATTAAAAACTTTAGGATTTTGATTTAAACCAAACAACAATCTATGCTCATAACCATCGCCAAATGTAACAGTCCTTGTTCTTGGTCTTGAAATCTTTCTTACAGGGAATGAAGGCTCAATATTTGGAAAATTAGCCATTATGAAAGAATACCTCCCGGTCTTTTTTGTTCGAGTAATTCTGATTGTATAGCTGCTGCTATAACTTCTCCAAGCTGACGACCTCCATCAGTATCCCCTTCTACAGAACTACCAGAAGCATCAACATTTACAGTTATATTACCAGTACCGCCTCCCTGTGCAACAACTCCTAATTTACCACCACGACCACGTTTCAACGGCATGATTGCCTCTGGGCCAGCTTCTCCCATGATGCCTAAGTTCGATCCTCCATAACGAAAATATGTTGGTGAATTGACAACACCGCCCTTGCGATATGGAATAATACCATTAGCTGCAAATGCATTTCCATTGGCATTGTTTAAGAATGGAAATAGACCCTTAAGTGGTTGCATAATTGCTTGTCTCACTGCAATTCTTGCTAAATCAGCAAGTATTGATCTGGTCAGGTCAGAAAAGTTTAGTTTACCTGTCATTACAAACTTAACTAAGGCATCTTCCATTCCTTGAAAAGCTTTAGCTACAACTTCTCCAGTTTCTTCTGCAAAGCTCTTAATTGTACTGAAATATTTTTGTGCGCCTTGTTGTATGCCTCCTAATTCTTTATTATCACCACTAGGATCTTTAGAACCACTTAACTCACTTACAGTTCCTTTGAAACGACCTGTTAAGCCATCATATACATTTCCTCCTACAGTAAAATCTTCTGGAATGAATCTGTCTCGCAATTCTGATTGAGCAGATGATTTTATGCCAACTTGCGTTGCCCTGTTTTGTATTAATTCTCTTCTTAAATCATTTGCATTTTTTGTATCCTGTTTAGCTAAAACTTTTAATCTTGCATCAATGTTATTTATTTGACGTTGTGCTTCATCTATTGTTGTTCGTAAAGTTTTTTCCTTTAATTCCGCTTGAAATTTTCTAACTCTTTTTATAACAGTATTAAAAGCCCCTACAGCTTGTGCAGCAAAAGATTGAAAAGCAGCACCTATTGGACGTAAAAGATCTCCTAATTCGTCTTTTAAATCAGACATTTCTTTCTTTAATCGATCTCCAGCAGCTTCTGGCCCTTGTGCAAGAATTTCTGCATTAACTCCATAAGTCGAAAATAGTTTTTCAGCAAACTTCATAAAGTCATCAAGAGTGACCTTACCTTGCTCTAATGCCTTATCTAATTCTGCTGGTGTTTTATCCATAGAATCAGCAAACAAAGTAAACGCACCGGGGAGCCTTTCACCCAGTTGTTGTCTCAATTCTTCGGCTGATACTTTGCCTTTTGAGAACACCTGGCTAGTTGCTCTCATAGCGGCTTTCATGTCTTCTAAGCTTCCTCCAGTACCTCTAATACCAGCAGCAATAGCTTTAAATACTTTTTCAGCGTCCGCAGTTTCTTTACCAGCACCTTTTACAGAGGCAGTTAAAGATGTAAATTGCCTTACAATTACATCTTGTGGTATTGCTAATCTTTGACTTGTATCTGCAAGAAATTCTTGAGATTTTTTATATTCATTTGTATCCCCAATAACTAATTTTAAAGCTTTTCGTTGTAGTTCTAAAGCTGCGTCATACTCAGCGATTGCACCAATACTTTGCCGTACCATCCCAACTTGTGCGCCAATTGCAGCACCTACAGCAGCACCGGCAGGGCCACCCATGGAAAGACCAATTGCGCCACCAACTGCACCCTCTGGGCCTCCAAAAATACCACCAGCGGCAATAGCTCCAGCACCTTTTGCAAGACCTTTTAACCTACCCTTTAATCCACCAGCGCCACCCCCACCAGAGGCTTGCTTCATCTTTTGATCTAATAATGATATATCTCTTGTAAGTTCTTTAAATTCTCTTCCAGTAACGTCTGCCATGTTACGCAAACCTTGCAAAGCAGTTTTCTGCGCTTGCATACTGTTGATACTATTTCCAGTTGCTTTATTAACAGCTAATAATTGTGTTTTTACTTTTTGTAATTGTTTATCACTTAAACTTCCGAAATTCTTTTTTAATACACCAGCTTCTCTACCTAATCTTTTAAAAGCTTTGGCAACCTGTGCATCACCTCCGGCTTGAAATTTTATACCAACAACTGTTACTGACTCAGCCATATTATTTACTTTCCTTATTTAATTCTTTCAAGGCAATAGCTTCCATAATTTGGATCTCTTCTAAGATTTTAGACCTTTCTGTAATATTGTAAAGGTCAAACAGACCTCCTTGCATAAGAAGTATCTCATATTTTAATCCTACTAAACCACCAAAAGAAGTATTCCATTGTGTCTGCATATTACAGAAAATCATCAATGCATCCCAGTTATCTTCTAATACTTCAAAATCATCTTCTTTTTTCTTTTCTTGCGGCAGTTCTAATCCAAATACTTTTGCGTCATCCTGTGTCTGATCAATTACCTCCTTTCCAGAATCTAACCAATAAAGAACTGCCTCTTTTAGTTTTTTACTTTTTCATCAATAAGAGATGCTGTATAAGCATTTGAAACTGCTTTCAACCAATCAGAATCCTCCATCATGTCTTTAAGATTTTGGTTATTAAAAGGTATATCCTCGCCATCTTCTTCTTTCATCTGCTCCCATCCTACAAGCATCATTTTTAACATTTCAAATTCTGTTTTTTCATCTGCTGCTTTTTGATACTCACTTACTTTTAATCTTTTAAAAACAGCAATAAACTCACTTTCATCAAAAACTCCAGCATCAGTAGCGCTTGGTTCACGAACAACAACAGGCCATTTAAATGTTTTGTTCTTTTTTCTTACAAAAGCCATAAGGTGTAGAAATAAATATACTTCTACACTCTAGCGGCTAAGTCAACATTCGTTAAGTGTAGATAATCGAGAACTCATCATTCCCTGATGTACTTGGCACTAATGTATATGGAATTTCTAAACTTGCAATACCATCAATATCGCCATAATTAACATCGCCAATATCAACTTTAGAAGATGTGAATTGAACAATATTTCCAGCAGTAGTTCCGTGAGTAAATTGCAAATTACCAAGGGAAGTATCAGTTAAAGCAGCAGCAAAAAAGTCTTTTTGTGCAAGTGTCGGTGCTTGGATAGTTACAGAACCAGAGGCTTGTCTATCAACAAGCAATACTTGTTTTGTTCCACCAACAAGCTCTTGATAAATTAATTCATTACCTAAGTCAAAGGTGACAGATTGCAATGCACCAGCGTATGACAATAACTGAAAACTACTTGTATTACCATTTTTGAAGATCAGAGGCTCATCTTGTGCGCCATATGAAACTGTTGGCAAAGCACTATCATCAGGAGCTACATATATGCCCTGCATAGAAAAATTCAGCACCG